GGCTTTAATCGTAAGGTCGCCAGTTCCTGCTTCGTTTATAAAACTGTTTGAGCCATCATGAAATATCTGTAAGTCGTTGCCACTGCCGAAGACTGCCTTGTCGTTGTCACCGAAAGTTATATTCCCGGTAGTAGCGAGGTTTGCAAAACTAGCTGTACCAGTTGCAGTAATGTCACCTGTAGTAATGCTAGTAGGATTAATACCTACTTCGATAACAGTGCCACTTGCGTTTTCCGTATAGAGACGCTTGTTGGTCAGATCAAATGCGGGTTCTCCCTGAACAAGATCACTAGCCGCTGGTGCGCCAGAACCATTCTTAAGTTTAATCGTGGTCATTAATAAGTTCCCCCGTCAATTGTTGACAGTGTAGTTGCAATAGAAGTTGTCCCTGAGCCTGTAACAGCTCCTGTAAGGGTAATCGTTTGGTTGCCAGTTAGATAGCCAGCAGTAGCATGGTTGCCCCAGCCGTGTGCTGTATCAGCCTTAGTGCCTTGTGCCGCAGTAGCGTAGTCAGCAGAACTAAAGGCTTTAACCTCTGCAAGGTTAGTTACCTCAGAGTCCATTAAAGCACCCGCCGCTGTTACGTTGGCTGTGTCTGTTACGTCTGCACTAGCTTCAATACCGTTAAGCTTTGTGTGGTCAGCATCTGTAAATACATTGGAGTCCGTAGCGGCTTCTACTGCGGCTCTAATCTCAGCATTAGTTTGGTCACCTGTAGCGCCTGCTTCTATACCGTCCAGCTTACTGTGGTCTGCATCAGTAAAGACGTTAGAGTCAGTAGCAGAGCCAACCAGTGTACGAATCTCTGCGGCTGTTTGGTCAGTAGTAGCGTTGGCTTCAATACCATTAAGTTTTGTATGGTCTGCGTCAGTAAACACATTGGAGTCTGAAGCTGACTCTACAAGCGTCCTAATTTCTGCCGCTGTCTGATCTGCTGTAGCACTGGCCTCAATGCCGTCTAGCTTAGTGCCATCTGCGGCTACGTCACGACCATCGACAGTACCGCTAAGTACTACACTGCCTGTAATGTTGACGTTACCTGTGCCTGTAATGTCTCTACTGTTTAGGTCAAGGTTGCCGCCTAATTGTGGACTAGTGTCACCAACAAGGTTAGGGTTAATTGAGTCCCAAGCACTTCCAGTGTAAATCCTAGTGCTGTTGTCACTAGTGTTAAAGTACCAGTCGCCTGTAGTAACAGCATTACCATTTAGGTCAACTGTGGGATTACTTGACTGGGCACCAAGATAAAGACCATCAATTGCATTCTGAGCGGCCTCAGCCGCAGTCTTAGCAGACTCTGCCGCAGTTTGTGCCGTTTGTGCCGCTGTTGCACTAGTGGCCGCACTAGTTGCTGACGTACTGGCAGAAGTGGCAGAAGTGCTGGCAGAAGTGGCAGAAGTTGCCGCTTCAGTGGCCTTGGTTGTAGCCGTGGTTGCTGATGTAGATGCGTTAGTTTCCGCAGTTTCAGCATTTGTTTTGGCAGTTTCGGCGGCTGTTTTGGCTACCTCTGCCGCAGACTGAGCTGTCTCAGCCGCTGTCTTGGCAGTTGTCGCAGAGCCTTGAGCCGCTACCGCCGCATTCTCCGCAGTCTCAGCATTAGTCTCCGCTGTTTCTGCATTTGTTGCTGCTGTCTCTGCATTGGTCTGTGCAGTTTCTGCCGCCGCTTTAGCTACTTCAGCCGCCGCTTGTGCAGTCTGCGCAGATGTTGCGGACGCCGCCGCTTCATTTGCTTTTGTAGAGGCTTTGGTTGCTTCTAATGCAACTTCAGATGCAAAAGTATCTGTACTTGCATCTCCAGATCCACCTGTGCCACGAAATAAAGCCATCTAAAGCTCCTACAAAAGAAAAGGAAGGGGGTCTTGCGACCCCCCAGGTATCTTACTCAGCGATTGCGAGTACGAAACCAGCTTCAGGACGGTATACCTGAACACCGTACAGGCAGTCAGCCGTGTACAGAGTCGAGAGGTATTCCTGCTTGTACTGAGTCTGCGAACGTACAGCTTGCTGTTCTGCCATGACAATAGCGTCAGAGTGGAACAGAAGTGCCGCACGAGTATCGACAGAAGAAGCTGTGTTATCAGCCGCCGCTTCGATAGTTCGGCAGTTAGCAGAAACGTAGATGTCTACGCCGTACAAGTTACCAATAAGGCCAGAGTTAACTGCTTGGCCGGTTACGAAGTCAGAAGACACGTACCGGTCAATGCCCATGATAGTGTTGCGAACCGAAGGAGGAATAACAAGCGAACGTCCGTCCATAGGTACATTGTTGTCATCAAGCTTCTGGATCATGTTGCGGAAAAAAGCATCGGTAAACACGTCAGCCGCTACCATAGTGTCGTCGGTGTACTGAGTAGTAGTACCAGCGTCATTAAAGAAGCAACCAGTGTGTTGATAGTCAGTAGCCGCTGGGCTAAAGACAACAGCACCACCATCACCAAAACCAGTACCCGCCGCGTGAAGGTCATTGTCAACTTGCACTGAAAGAGCGTAACCCGCATCTTCAGTGTAAAATTGACGGAGGCTAGAAAGAGCCTGAACTTCTACGATGTCTTCGATAAGACGTGAGTACTCAAAGTGACGATCGATATCAACAGTCAATTCACCTTCAGTATTTGCAATGATAGTAACTGCTGTATCAGCGGCCTTAACATTTGCATCACCACGAATGGGCTTAGGAATGTGAAGCTTGTCACCTTTCTTGCCTGACATAGCCAGCTTTTTAACAAGCGGAGCCATCTTCAGGTTCTTTTGATAAGCGGCAATAATTTCATCCGACCAAATCTCGGGGATAAAAGTATCCGCTTCTGTCTTCGCAGTATTACCCGCCGCGCCGGGGTATGTTGCAGTAGCCATGTCAAATCTCCTTTAGATTATTTGACTCGACCCTCTGCGTATGCCTTAAAGATTTCATCAGAAATCGAATGATAACGCTCGGGGTCTGTTTTCATCAGTTTAATGATGTCGGCCCTACGATACTGTTTTTTACTTGCCTTTTCGCCACTGCTCTTTGCGTTGCCTGTACTAGCCGCCTTGAGTTGTTGCTTACGCACTTGTTTTTCAACATTTGCGGTTTGCGTTGCTACTGTCTTCCTTTCCTTCCATAAAGAGAAAAGTTCGTCAGCCGCGTCTGTGTTGTACTCTTGATCGGCTTCTACAAACAATTGAGTCCGGATCTTTGAGGCTTTGATCCACTCTGCAAACTTAGGATCATTCAGAATATTCTGCATATCTGGATGCCTATTGTTAAGCTCAGCCAAGGCTGATTGCTTTTTATAGTTTGCCGAGTATTCCTCTGCCGCTCTGATCTTAGGATGGTTCTCAATCGCACGATTAACAGCGCCTTGAGGGTCTGTAAAGTAATCAATATCACTTTCAGGCTCAACATTCTGTTCAGGTGCTGATTGTGGTTGAGCTGTAATATACTCATCCACTACCTTGCGAAGCTCACCAACTTCAGCAGAATGCCGACTCATCACCTGTTCAACTTCTTGGTGCATCTGAACAACTTCTTTCAGAGATTTACCTCGGTATTTCTCTGGAATGTCACTGTCAGTGTCTTCTTCTACTTCAGCTTGAGGTTGCTCAACAGCCTCTTCAGGCTCCTGAATCTCTTGAGTTTCGCTTTCAACGTCGTCTGCATTCTCCTCTTCGAGGTGCGGATCAAGCATTGTTGCTCTTGACATAATTAAACTCCGTGAACTAAGTCATTATGGAGATTTACGTTTTCTGCCAGCTTCTTCGTGTTCTCGCACCCACTTCATGTGACGACCAGGAAAGTCCCCACTAGATCCGTCGAGTACGCACTTAGGCGCTGACAGCATTTTAGTAGCAGTTAAGCCACAGTCGCACCTACTGACCGTCTCTCCACTGCGTACCATTTTTTCAAATATATGTCCGCAATCACAACGGAAGTCATATATCTTATACATTTAACTCTTCTTGCCCTTCCGTTTCGGCTTGCTCTCTTGCCGCTTCAATTGTTGCTTCCAGATTTAATACTGTAGCAAACGCGGCAACTTGGCCTTTGCGAAAAAACAATTCCTCCTGATCTTTAACTGTT